GTGCGCAAGTTGTCAGGGTCTGAAGTTGGGGTCATCAGTCCAGTCCGTTCCGGTATGCCGCCACACGACTCCGGTGGGGTCGATGAATGAGCCGTCCGGTTGCAGCCCCGGCTGCCGTTCAAGTTCTGCGATCACCGCGTCAGAGTCAGCGCGGTACTCGTCCTGGGTGGCCTGCGGTTCGTAGTCCCAGCCACCTTCAGCGGCACCCAGTGCCGACCCGTACTGGCGGTGCAACACCTTGGCGATGCGGTCCCTCAAGGTGTCGGTCATGCTGTCTCCCATTCGGTGACGTAGCGGGTGAAAGTTGTCCCTTCCCAGCCGGGTCGCATGGCGGACTCCTCTTGCTGCAATCCCAGTTCTGCGATCACCGCGTCGGCCAGATGATTGCCCCAGGCAGCCTTTGCCCCACTCCAAGGAACGAAATTTGCCCCACAGCCGCACCTCACATATCCGGCGCATTCGACCGGGTAATGATGGAGTTGCACGGCAGCGATGCGGGCGCGTAGATCGTCACTCACGCCGTCACCTTCCCGCGCTTCCGCTGCTTTCCTGCGGCGGTGGCAAGCTCCGGGCTGACCTCGAATCCGTAACGCTCCATCAGTCGCACCAGGCTGTCCGCCCGGTAGCTGAATCGGTGAGTCATCTCAATGTCGCTGTAGCCCAGCTCTTTGCATTCGCGGTACAGGTCGTCGAACCGTTGCCGCGACTGGCGCCGACTCCAGCCGTTTTGCGGGCATCCATTCGGGTCATCGAGTTCGTCGTCGTCCCATGCCAGCGGTGGCGCCCACCTGAGCGCGCTGGCGCGTTCCCGGGATGCCATAGAGCGGCCCGGGGTCATCGAGTGCCGGTCATAGAACCGGGCCACGACGTAGTCCGCTCCCGCCGGCACCCGGGCATCAGCGAGCGCGTCGGCGACCATCTGCACCGGCCAGTTCAGCCGATAGGCCAGGTCTCCCTCGGTCCAGCCGATCGCGATCATGGCACGCAGGCGGCGGCCGACACCGACGCTCATCGGTATCCCTCGCACGCGCATTCAGTGGCGGTGCGGCCGATGTGCGCGTAGCCGTCAAGGATGGGCTTACCGGCCAGTGATGGTGGCCCCGACACGTCGATGGCGGCGCAGGATTGGCCGCCCTGGTGCATGTGGGCGGGATGGTTGCACTGGGTGCAGCGGGTCGCGTTCATCGGTCCTCGTCTATGCAGAGTTGAAAACAGAAGCATCCGAACGCGCGGCCCAGTTCCGGCCGGTATACGTCGGCCTCGCACAGTCCGCGTTCCAGGTAGTGATCGGCGGGCGGGTGGCCACAGGTGCAGACGGTTGGCGGGCTGGCTCCGAGGCGGATCATGCGGACACTCCCAATGATTCGGCCACCACGCCCACCAAATCCCTTGCAGCCGGCGGTGTGACAGCGTTCCCAGACATGCGGACCTGCTCCCGCCGGTTACCCAAGATCGTGTAGTCGGCGGGGAAGTCCATCGCCCGCTTAATCTCTGAGGGCTCCAACATGCGGAACAAGACATCGTTGATGTCGACGGTGGGCCCGAAGGCCACGCCATCGTTCTCGCGGGTTGTTCGGGTTGGGAATGGCTGCGTTGTCGGAGTGGTTTCGTTGCGCCAAGTCCCACCGCACGGGGTTAGCAGCGCATGACGCTCAACGGTGGTGCATGTCGACAACGCTTCATCAGTTGGTGTGGTGGATCCGTTTCCGTAGTAGGTGGTCACCAGGCCGTGGTGATTGCCTGATGCTGTAACCGTGGCGAGTGGCTCGGTGACCGGGCGGTGCTTTGATCCGCCACCGCGCAACTCGGCGATGAACGCCAACCCGGTCTCGTTGCGGGTCGTCATCGTGCGGGCCGGTGCCGACACCGGTAACGCCTGCTTACCGTCCCTACCCTCGACAGGGACCGCTAACCCGAAGTGGTTACCGGCCGCGGCGACGGTTTGCATCGCCGCGTTGATGTCGCGGACCCGGTACTCATGGCGGTGTTCAGTGATGAACGGACCCCAATACTTTTCAATCCCCGCCTGGATACGGGCCACCGTCTTATCCGCTAACGGCTTGGCCCGGTCACCGATCCGCTGCCCACGTAAATCCCAGTCGATGATCTCCGCAGCAGGCCGGAACATCGGCTCCACCACGGTGTTGCGGCACTTCGTGTTCGGGCAGCGGTAAACGTACTGGGCGCGGTACCGTCCCCACGCCGGCTGTTTCTTCCACGTCTGCATCGCCTTCACGGGGCCGCACTGATCGCACACCGCATCCGGGCGGGTTATACGACCCAGATCCGGTACCGCGTTTCCCTTGCGCCAAAACACGACGTACATGCGGTCCCGGGACTGCGGCGCACCCATCCCGAACGTTTGGGCGTGCATCGAGTTGAGGAACACCGGCTGGTGGTCATAGCCCAGGCAGTCCATAGCCATCAACCACGCCCTAAACGGCTCCCAGTGCCACGCGTCGACCACGTTCTCCACGATCACCGACTGGTAGCGGTGCACCTCGGCGAAGCGCGGTACGTCCCACATCGTCGCCCGGGATCGCTCGGCCGACGCATCGGGAAGGACTTCCCCGAACAGGTCGGGCTGTCCACCCTCACGTTTGCGGCCCTTCGCCACAGAGTGATTCGTGCATTCCGGCGATGCCCAGAGGATGTCCGTGCGCGGGAAATAACGCGGGTCGATCTGTGAAAGATCAGCGCACAGATGATCGGCGTCGGGATGATTGGTGTTGTGTGTCTCGACAGCGAGATCCCAATGATTCGAGGCCATGCGGACCTCGACGCCGGGGATCTCGATTGCGCCGGTTGACGATCCACCGGCGCCACAGAATAGGTCCGTGAGGGTGATAGTCACTGCCCCTCCGTCACGGTGATGTAGCACCCGGGGCCATCGCCATACAGCGCAACCTGTTTCGACGCGCGGAAGTCCACAACCTGCGCGTCGTCGAGGTAACACACGCCCGACATGGCGTCGAAGCATGCGCGGGCCAATTTGTCACAGTCGGGCCGCTTGGTCGCCGGGAGGACTCTCGCCTTGGGCGCCGATTTCGGGCGCGGCAGGACGAAGGACAGTCGCAGCACGACGGGTCCGGTGTAGGGCCGCCCGCCGACCTCTGCCATCGCGTTGTGGGCGGCCAGGGCGACACGCTCCCGCCACGGGCCAACGGCTTTCGAGGACTCGATCAGAATCCCGCGGCCGACATGGCGCTTACTGCCCTGAGGTGCGGCCCTGCCCGGGACAAAGAATGACACCCGACATGGAGCTGGGGCGGTCATACGTCGGCCACTTTCCGCAGCGTGATGACCGGGCCGTAGCCATCGCTGTACCGCGCGCCGGTCTCCTGACTGAACAGGGCGAAGATGGCGTCTATCGCGTCGGCACGGTTCACGTAGGACTCGGCGCTGGTGGCCAGAACCTTGCCGTTCGCGGCCTTCGCGACCCAGCGCCATGCCTGCCAACGCTTTCCGATCCACCACCGGGAGCGCGGGGTCTGGATGAGGGTCACGGTGATCATGCGGTCACCTCGGCGTCCTGGGCGGCGTCAAGGGCGGCGTCGTCATCGACGGGTGGCACGGATTTAATCGCCAGCTTCTTTGCGCTCCATGCGTTCTGTAGCCGTAGGCGGTGTTCCCCGAGGTCACGGGATTTAAGTTCCGAACCGATGGCGTCAAGGTCAACCATCGTTTCCGCCTCGGCGATGCGGTGCTCGAACTCGACAATCTCGGGCGGCATGGACGGCAACGGGTCGACCACGAACGCCGCTCGCTTGCCGCGGGTAACGGTCAGGGCCAGTGATATCCGCTTGTCGATGTCGGACAGGTGCGAGACGCGAATGCCGCCTACCTCGTCCTTGCCGAACCGCACGGACGGGTCTCGGTAGAGCGTCATGCGTCTGCCGGTGTATGCCGACGCTTCCGGCCCCCACGCGGAGACGAGGATGCGGCGCACGGTCTTGCTCGGCTTGAACGGGCGGCCGGGGAATCCGGTCATGTGGATCTCGACAGGCTGCTCAGCGGAGCCGGCGGTGACCCGTTCGACGGTGAACGTGCGTGGTCCCGTTAGCAGGTCTTCTGCGTTGAGTTGGTCAGACTTCGGGGCAATGCTCTCGGTGAGGTCCATTAGATGCTGATCTCCATTTCCAGGGGTCGTTCGGTGGGGTGTAGGTCGGTGACCAGCAAGTCGTATAGGCCGGTCATGTTCCTCACGCTTCTCTCGAAAGCCGCAGCGGCCGCGGTCAGTGCAGTGAGCCATTCCTGTTGCGGGAACACGCGCTTGACGAACAACGGCATTCCGCCGCAGTAGCTGACGTAGTCGATCCACTCGCGCCCGGACACCAGTAACCCGCATTGAAGCTGGGCCATGTTCGCGGCCGGTACTTGATCGGCGAGGATGGTCGATAGTTGCGCTTTCGCCCGCCGTGACTTGATCTCAATCAGTCCGTCGTCGCCCACCAGGCCGTCGGGTGAGTAGCCGATCTTGAATCCCCAGCGGTCCTCGGTCATGAAACCGCATTCAGTGACGGGCGCATAGTGTTCGGCGTACTTGGCGCGTGCGCGCGGCTCGTCGTCGATTCCGCGCATCATGTCGTCGCTGACGTAGACCGGGTCGCTCCATCCGGTGATCCGTTCAGCGGCGAGCAGCATGGTGAGAGTCTTGGCCTCGGGCGTCTTGGCCGGTTCGATCACGGCCACATTGGCGCTGCGGGCTGCATCGACACGCGCCGAATGCATGGTCTTGATGACCGCGCCCGCTTTGACCTTGCTGCGACACGGCTCCGCTTCTTCCGCATCGCACTCGGGACATGCGTATTCGGGTGCGGCGAGCGTGCGGGTCGTGACCAGTTGGCCGATGGATGACGCGGTGATCATTCCGCGCCGCAACTCAAGCCACTCCTCGGTTCCCTGCAGAATGCCGTTGTGGACTGTGATCACAGTTCTTCCTTCCCGATGCTGATGCCGCATGCCCCGCACACGCCGCCGCCCGCTGTGGGCGTCATGCGGTGCGAGCCGTAGCAGTCCCCGGCCGCGTGGATGCGGGCCGAGCGTGACTCGTCGCGGTCGTGGCTTACCTTGCGCTCGTAGCGGTCCCAGAAGTAGCTCATGCGGTCACCTCGTCGAACAGCGACGGGGTATCCATCTCTGATTCCAGTTTGGTTAGGTTCTCGACGGCAGTGCGCCAGTACGACGGCTTCAGTTCGATGCCGATGGCGCGGCGGCCCAGCTTCACCGCTTGATACAGCTCAGATCCGATGCCGGCGAACGGGGTCAGCACCAGTTCGCCGGGGTTGCTCCACAGCCGCACGCATCGGTCGATGAACCCGAGTTGAAGCGGGCAGATATGGCGTTCGTCGTCGGATTCCTTCGCCACTTTCGTGTTGAGAGTTTCGGTTTCGCGGATTCCGTACCAGACCGGGCAGATATGCCCGTCCTCGGTGAGCCATCCACCCTCGTGGTGGTCGGTCCAGATCGGGGACGCCCACTCAATCCACTCGTCGTTGGTCACGTCGTTCTTGATTTGCACTGCGTTGTCGCCGGGCTTCTTGAACAACAGGAGGTAGTCGGCGAGGGCGGGCCGGGTGGTGGCGCTGTCGCGATTCTTCGTGGCGAACGCCAGCGCGTGGGAGCGGGTGCGGATCGACTGCGCCTGAGGGTCTTTCCACACGGTGACTTCGCCGTCGAAGATCCAGCCGGCGTCTTGGAACGCGCGGATGACTTCACCGCGAAAGTCGGTCATGCCCATGTAGCCGACCACCGACTTGGCAGTGGTCAGCTGTTGGACGTGGATGCAGGCCCGACGTCCCGGCTTCGTCACCCGCAGCTGCTCGCGGATGATGAAGCTGTAGTGCTCGAGGAACTCGACGCGGGATGAGGCGTTGCCGAGGTCGCGCACCGAGGGCGAGTAGGTGAACAGGCTCGCGAACGGCGGGGAACAGATCGACAGATCAACACTGTCGGTCTCGAT